ACTGGTAAAATTAAAGTAGAATTTAACGATAAAGCAGGCGAGTACGGTGGAAATAATATCAACGATACTTTTAATTCTATTGGTGATGCTATGAACGCCCTTGGAACTTTAACAACTCAAATGAGATATAACTCGGGTAAGAAACCTAACTATGATACACTTGCTTTAAAAACACCAGTAGGTCCAGATGATGTGTACAAAACAAATAGAGCAGGTAAAATAGGAACTCTAACTAAAGGCCGTATGGGTAATATGAAGGCAAGTACTCAGTATACAATGCGCGGCGGACCAAAAGGACCTTTACCAGAAATGGCTGATATTTTAAGGCTAGCAGGAATTAGAAAAAAATAATTGGCAAATTTTTCCTAAATATTGGCAATCATTAGGGTTGCAATGATAAATAGATGTGTGTATACTTAATCGTATGCACACATTTTCTTTTTAGTCAGTTGGCTTTAAAGAAGAGGCATAATATAAAACATTTATTAAGGAAAAATCATTATGGCAACTTTAGCAGAAATTCGCGCAAAACTTCAATCATCATCTCAACAAGGCGGCGGGCAATCCGGCGGCGGAGATAATGCAATTTACCCTCACTGGAATATGCCAGAAGGTTCAACTACACAAGTTCGATTCCTTCCAGATGCTGACCCAAATAACACTTTTTTCTGGATCGAACGTGCAATGATCAAATTGCCATTCGCTGGAGTTAAAGGTGAGACCAATAGTAAACCCGTTACTGTACAAGTTCCTTGTATGGAAATGTGGGGCGAGACATGTCCAGTATTGACAGAAGTCCGTCCATGGTTTAAAGATAAATCTCTGGAAGATATGGGTCGTAAGTACTGGAAAAAGAAATCTTATCTATTCCAAGGTTTTGTCACTGACAGCAAACTTGTAGAAGAAGGTAAGACACCTGATAATCCAATTCGTCGATTCATTATCGGAAGTCAGATTTTCAACATTGTCAAGAACGCACTAATGGATAGTGAGATCGAAGAATTGCCAACAGACTATGTTCGTGGTTTAGATTTCAAGATCGCAAAAACATCTAAAGGTGGTTATGCTGACTATTCTACTTCAACTTGGGCTCGTCGTGAACGTGCTCTAAGCGAAACAGAACAAGCAGCTATTAAACACTTTGGATTGTTTAATCTAAGCGACTTCCTACCTAAGAAACCAGGTGAAGTTGAACTCAAAGTTATCAAAGAAATGTTTGAAGCATCTGTTGATGGCGAAGCATTTGATATGGATCGTTGGGGTCAATACTTTAAACCAGCTGGTATGGGTGGTAGTGGTCAATCTACTGGTAGTACAACCCCTGCTCCAAGAGCAGCACCAGCGGCAGCTCCAATTGGAGAAGACGACATCCCTTTTGAACCTGCGGCAGCAACTCCCGCTAAAGCGGTTGCAGCAGATCCAACACCATCAGCTTCAACTGGTGATGCGGGAAGCCGAGCAGCAGACATTATTGCAATGATCCGTAATCGACAAAAAGCCTAAGGAGATAACAGATGGGAAAAGCATTTGATATTTCTAAGTTTAGAAAGTCGATTACTAAGTCCATTGACGGACTTGGTATTGGATTTAATGACCCAACTGATTGGGTCAGTACAGGTAATTATGCTCTTAACTATCTTATCTCGGGGAACTTCTTTGGAGGAGTTCCTCTTGGTAAAGTTACAGTATTTGCCGGTGAAAGTGGCGCCGGAAAGAGTTATATCTGTTCCGGAAACATTATTCGTCACGCACAAGAACAAGGTATTTTTGTTATCTTAGTTGATAGTGAAAATGCTCTTGACGAAAAATGGTTGTTAGATCTTGGTGTAGATACTAATGAAGGTAAATTGCTAAAACTTAATATGGCAATGATTGATGATGTAGCCAAAACTATTTCAGAATTCATGAAAGAGTATAAAGCAATGCCTTCAGATGAACGTCCAAAGGTATTGTTTGTAATTGACTCATTGGGTATGTTACTTACACCCACTGATGTGAATCAGTTTGAAGCAGGCGAGATGAAAGGTGATATGGGTCGTAAGCCCAAAGCACTAACTAGTCTAGTTCGTAACTGCGTAAATATGTTTGGTAGCTTCAATGTTGGATTGGTTTGTACTAATCACACCTATGCTAGTCAAGACATGTTTGATCCAGATGATAAAATCAGCGGAGGTCAAGGTTTTGTTTATGCATCTAGTATTGTAGTTGCTATGAAGAAACTTAAACTGAAAACAGACGCAGATGGTAATAAAACCACAACGGTTAATGGTATCCGTGCAGCATGTAAAATTATGAAAACACGGTATGCTAAACCCTTTGAAAGTGTACAGGTAGAAATTCCTTACACAACTGGTATGAGCCCATTCAGTGGATTAGTTGATTTGTTTGAAGCAAAAGGTTCTTTGAAAAAGGAAGGCAATAGTCTTGTTTATACAACCAAAGACGGCGAAATTATTAAACAATTCCGCAAGGCTTGGGAAAAGAACGAGAAAGATGGGCTAACTATTATGATGTCTGAATGGGATAGTACTGAAGCCGTCAATATACCTATAGAAGATACTGAGGAAGTATAATGGAAGAAGATCTAATTATTGAAGTGTGGGATATATTCCGAGAATATGTCTTAGATAAAAACAAAGAAACAGCAGCTAATCATTACATTGATTTTTTGGTTGGTAAAGATGTAGAAACATCGGTGCTCGAAGGACTCATGGGTTATGATTCATATCTTGACGATGCTATTAGTTTAGTATTACGAGATGAGGAAAGTGACAAAGATGATCTAGATGAGGATGATGCCGATTCCTACGAAAACGAGGACTAATAATGTCCTGGTACGCTAAAGTCAGCAAAGACATAGCTCACCTTCCAAGTTGTTTAGATCACTTTTACAACGAAATTGAAAGCGCAAGAAACGAGGTCAAGATCTACGGAAACGTAGAGAGGGCCTCGGCCTCATTGCCAGGCATCGTTGAACAAAGATTTAATCAACTTCAAGAAATTGAAGCTATTTTGGAATACCTGAATATTGAACTCAGACGTATTCGTAGTAAAGCCTTTAAAAAATATTTAGAAAGCTATGCTCGTGCTCTTAGCAGCAGAGATTGTGAAAAATATGTTGAAGGTGAAGCCGATGTTGTGGATATGGAAAAAATTATCAACGAATTTGCCATGTTAAGAAATCAATGGTTGGGCATTATTAAAGGCCTTGACATTAAACAATGGCAATTGAGCAATATTATTAAACTACGCACCGCAGGCCTTGAAGATATCAGCTTATAATTATGATAGATAAGGACTTGCGTTTTTATCTACTCTGTGTTATAATAAATGATGAATATCGAAGACCTAATTGTTACTCTAGGACTAACTTGTCACTCATCCTTAAATGTATGGGATACAAAACTTGTCTACAGTTTTACAGATCAAATTAGTCAAGGATCTGGATTCACAGAAAAACAAGCTAATCTTGCTTTAAAAATAATTAGCAGGCACGAGCAGTCCTTGTCATTGGTCATTAAACAAAATGTTGGGGCAATATTGAAAAACCCCACCTATCGCTATCCCTTTAGAACAATAAACAGTAATAAAAAAATATCAATACAATCACATTCTTTATTAGGTCGTAGTATAAAACTTGAATTTCCATTCAATGAAGAGTATGTTACATTGATTAGAGCAAATAGAGATAAACTAGAATTTGCACAGTGGGATAAAGATGAAAAAGCATGGTTTTTATCCCTTACAGAAAATAGTATCAAATTTTTATTAGGGATGCTGACAACAGAAAAATTTGACTACGACGAAGAATTTCAAAATTTGATCAATCAATTTAATTCGGTAACTGAAAATATAGACCAATATATACCTATGTTGGTTCTTGAAGATAGTCGGCCTAAATTTAAAAATATTCCAGGTCAAATTCCAGAATTATCCACCGATGATATAGTGGAAGCATTGTTTGAAGCTCGACGTAAAGCAATACTCACGTGGGGTGACGAAGTCGACGAGTGGGTTAATAGCAGTACCTTAAACAAATGTACCAAAGAATTTTTAAAAACTGATCCAGGTGATGCTCTCCACCTTAATTCTGAAAATACTCCCATAAATGACATCAGTGATATTGTAAAATATATGAGTCCTTGTTTGGTTGTTATACCAGGTGGTTCAGAATTAGAAAAATTAAATTTAATTTATGAATTTTTAAAATTTGAAAATATTGAAAATAAAGACATATCAGTGATGTTTAGATTACCCTCAGAAAATGACAAAAAATTCAATGATTTTGTCAAAGAAAATAAGTTAAATTCTCCCATAGGAGAAAACACCAAAATAGTCTTTATCAGTAGTAAATTACCTAAACCTGTGTTAAAATCAAATATAAGATTTAATAGTGTTATTAATCTAGGATTTGGCGGAGTGCATTTTTCCATAAAAGAATATGCAGGAAATCACGAAAATCAAATATTTTATACCAAAAAATCCGAAAAGAGGAATTAAACTTTGGCCACCTGTAAAGTCATTATCAAAGATGAAGTGAATGTTAAGATTGAAAATTTAGATCTTGACACTCGTAAGGCTTTGGTTAAAAAATTCAAGTACGAAGATCCCACTGCCCGCTTTAGACCCAGCTATAAATTGGGTCGTTGGGATGGCAGCATCAGTTTTTTCGGACTCGGAGGAACTACCTATCTTAGTATGCTCGGACAAGTGTTAGAGTATCTTGAAAGCAAGAATTATTATATCGAAGTTGATGATCTAAGGACCAGCGATCCCCTAGAATTTCCTGAAATTTCTGAGGATTTTTGGGGTGATTTATGCTGGCCCAAAGGACATGTTATGGAGGGGAAACCCATCCGTATGCGTGACTATCAATGTGATGTTGTAAATAATTTCTTGAAGAATCCCCAGTGTTTACAGGAAGTTGCTACTGGTGCAGGTAAGACAATTATCACCGCAACTTTGAGCAAAATTTGTGAAAAATACGGTCGAACTATTGTCATCGTTCCTAACAAAAGTTTAGTGGAACAAACCGAAGAAGACTTTATTAACTGTAATTTAGATGTTGGTGTTTACTACGGAGATAGAAAAAATCTCAACAAAACACACACTATCTGTACTTGGCAAAGTTTGAATATTTTAGACAAAAAATCACAGGATGACGACGAGTTGTTGTCCTTGGCAGAATTCTTAGATGGTGTGAGTACAGTTATAGTTGATGAGGTACATATGGCCAAAGCTGATGTATTGAAAAAACTACTGACACACAATCTTTCTAAAGCACCTATCCGCTGGGGATTAACTGGAACTATCCCAAAAGCTGAACATGAATACCAAGCATTACGGGCAAGTTTGGGAGATGTGATTAATCATATATCTGCTCATGAATTGCAAGAACGCGGTGTATTGAGTAATTGTCACGTGAATATTTTGCAAACAGCAGAGTGGAAAGAATTTGGAAGCTATGCAGAAGAATTAAAGTATCTTGTTACTGATACAACAAGGATGACCTATATTAGTAATATGATACGTAATATAGCAACATCGGGAAATACCTTGGTCTTAGTGAATAGAATTGACTCAGGTAAATTTATTATTGAACAAATACCAGAGGCGGTGTTTGTTTCAGGTGAAGTCAAAACTACAGCCAGAAAGGCAGAATACGATGAAATTAAAACAGCTGATAACAAGATTATTGTGGCGACTTTTGGTGTGGCCGCTGTGGGTATTAATATCCCTAGGATTTTTAATCTGGTTCTTTTGGAACCCGGAAAGAGCTTTGTCCGAGTTATACAGTCGATTGGGCGAGGCATTAGAAAAGCAGACGACAAGGACTTCGTCCAAATATGGGATGTAACAGCGGCATCTAAATATGCTAAACGTCACCTAACAGAAAGAAAACGGTTTTATAAAGAAGCCAAATACCCATTTAATATTGAGAAAGTAAAATACCTATAATGCAAATTTTGACCTTAGAGGATAAAGTCTTTTATCTTAACGAACTACCCGAAGAAATTGACGATGATCTAAGATTTGCTGTCCTTGATAATTCCAATAATTCAGAACCCGATTACTTCTTTGTACCTTTGATCTTTTTAGAAAGTTTTACAGGACCTGCTGTGGTATTGAAAATAGGCCCACACGAACTTACTATGCCTTTAGATTGGTGTACTATTGTAGGTGACCCTGAAGGCCCAGATATGGAAGTGCTTCCATTGACTAGTCTGAATGATAGAGGATTTAGAACATTTTGCTTTAATCCATTGAGCAGTTTCCGTCCCGAATTCCACGATATTGATATCATAGATGTTTACCAAGATGTTAAATGGTACTTTCCAAAGATGCGCCCAGGCCAACTATTGTGTACACCATTACATACTGGACCTAAACCACTCTGTGCTTATTTTGTTAAAGAAATTAGTCGTCAAAGTGAATTGGTGGATTATACAAGGTGCTGGTAAATGAGTATATTTGAAAGTCCGGACAAGGGTGAAACTGTATATGTTAGAGAAGAAGGTAAAACGTTCCGTCATCTACATTCAGAGAGTGAAAAGAGAAGAAATCTACACAAAGACATAAAAGAAAGCCAACTATGGGGCAATATTCACCGTGCAGCTAAAACCAATCCTGCTTTACAAGAGGCATTGGAACGTGTTAAAATAACATACTATCTAACAAAAGATTACGAAGAATAATATGGCCGCCGCAAAACTTGATATCAAACGCGAACTTAATGCTGTGGATCAAAAGAACTACAACTTCTACGATAATCTCACTGAGGACGAAAAGAAAGCATTTAGTCCGTATATCTTAATGCGATATACAGCCAGCGTTCAAGGTGATAGAGATACGCAAGAATGGTTCCTTGAAATGACCAATGAAATGGTTAATAAGTATCACTGGAATCTCAGCAAGAATCATAAGGCTCTATTGTGGAAACTGTTTGCAGGAGTAGGTACAGGCGCTAATGCTTATCACCCATATCTTGCAGCAGGTAAGAAAGAAAAAGCCAACAAGATTGAAAAACTATTGTGTGAAATATATCCAGCAATGAAAATGGCAGATATTAAATTAATGGCATCAATGATGGATAAAAAAGATCGAGATGAATTGTTTGATAAAATGGGATTTGATAAGAAACAAAGAAAGGAATATGAATGAGTAGCTTTTGGACTGTGCGAGTTAACAAAGATGATAAGGTGTTTTTAGAAAACGAATCTTATCCAACTATTAAATTATGTCTTGAAGGATCTTTTCAAAATCAAAATGAACAAATACTGTTTGCTAGTAACTTATCAAGAAAATTAAACGGTACATTAAATGATAGCATTGGTGGAACAACCTTATAATTGTGTACATTGCGGTAAGAGTTTTATGAAAGATAAAACTCTGGTTGCTCATATGTGCGAGCGTAAACGTCGTGCTCTACAGAAAGATGAGAAACGTGTCCAGGCCGGCTATATGGCCTTTAATCGCTTTTGGCAACTAACTCAAAATGCTAAGAAATCTAAATCATATGATGAGTTTGCTGATAGTAGTTACTATAACGCTTTTGTAAAATTTGGTGGGTTTGTTAATAATGTTAATCCACTCTATCCAACTAAATTTGTTGACTTTGTAATTAAAAGTGGTGTCAAATTAGATCACTGGTGTAGAGACGAACTCTATGAAAAATATCTATATGATATGATTAAAACCGAACCAGTAGAAAGTGCAGTACAGAGAAGTTTGCAAACTATGATGGAATGGGCAGATGAACATACTGCTGAATTTACACATTACTTTAATTATGTTAGTCTTAATAAAGCAGTACACGATATATCAAATGGTAAAGTATCACCTTGGATAATATTGAATAGTGGCAGTGGTAAAAAAATGTTATCAAATATGAGTGACGAACAATTGACATTGATCGGCCCTGCGTTAGATATACCATATTGGTTAAGAAAATTTAAAGAAATACCAGCAGATGTGGCTTTGGTAAAAGAAATATGTGCGGAGGCAGGAATAAAATGAGTGACAACAATATCAAAAAATTTCTACAGTATCATCATATGCAGGTCATTGATGATAACAAACGTGCCCATAAAATGACACGTATGCATGTGAAATATTTTAACAACCCTGCTGACTATAACGAATTAACAGCAATG